CACATTATAGGGGTACATCGGAGGAAGTGATTCAGAAAATACACGACCCAGCATCCTGAATTCTTGTTTCTGGGCGTAATGCAACCTCTTGTGAATAGCCGACATTACCTTGGAGCCGCGCTCAAGAAGAGCAACAGTTGTGCCTACCGCAGCTTGCTGATTTCCATCGCCTACCTGCATATCGGTAATCGCGGCGAACCTACGACCCGCGTCCACTACAAAGCCCAAAAGGGCCATCAGAGTCTGGCTGGGTTCCTTGTACGGGAGCGGCAAAATACTTTCCCGCAAAGCGCCCCCAGGGACATCAATGTCACGAAACTCACCAGGAGACAAAGGCTCATCAGCATCACGAATGCGAATACCGCGAGCTTTAAAGCCAGCGGGAAGATTAGCAAGTGTCCCAGCATCAATTAACTGCCTTAGAATAGAAGTTGCGGAACGCCCCAGACCCCCAATCATGTGGAGCAACCCAAAGCCATAGAATCCTAGACCGGGTAAAAACTTGTAATGCGCGAAATACTGAACCTTGCGGTAGAACTCATCATTCTCCTGCCAGTTCCTGCGAACCGACAAAACCTTCGAGCTACCCTCATCTATCGTTACTATGTAAGGAAGCTTGATGCCAGTCTTTTCCCCGTCAATAGGACTCACATGCTCAAACCCCGGAAGGTCTAAGTCCGTGTGAACCTCCAGGATCGTGCAATCCTGATCATCCGCCCCCGTCCTTTCAACCCCCATCAGGTTGCGTTCTTTCTCCCTCAATTCATCAGAAGAATCATAGGGCGAAAGTTCAATGTCTCGGTAAAAACCCCCCGCCTGAAATTTACGGACATCATTCGTATTCATGCGAATGACGTGGGTGATGCGGGAAGCCGAATTAAGATCCGTGGCGTTATAGGGAACAAGCAGATCGTCCGCAGGGACAAACCGGGAAACCGCTCGATCAAGAATGTCATCAAAATAGACTTTCTTGAAAGCCGAGCCGGCTAAAGGGAGGTAAAACAGAAGACGATCCATCTCAGGATCATACTCTTCCATTACATGCGTAATCTGATAGTTCATAAATTCTTGGACGCGCTGAGCCTGACCCTCTACGTCAGGGGTCGCGGCTCCAACAACCTGAGTGCGGACAGGGCCTGAACTAGGAAGAAGTTCCTTGTACGCTTGAGCTTGAAACTGGGTGACTGCTTCAGCAATAAGAGGATGGGTTACGCCACTGGCCCCACGGAAGGGCTCCTCGCGATGTTGATACTTAACACCAAGAAGTTCCAAGCCATCAGTATAAGCGTCCTCCCACTCCTGGCGTCCGCTCTTATCATCCTCATAATACCCCATAAGTTCTGAGGAAATCTCCATCAGAACTCGCTCGTCTATTATATCCGCCAGATTAGCATCCGGTTCGGCCTGAAGTTCCTCGGTAACCATCTCCCCAAAATTAAAAACAACGGAACCATCATCTTCTTCCGTCATCTCCGTAGGTTCTTCAATTTCCTCAACTTCAATTTCCTCATTACCCAAGCCACCAAGAGGCATGCCCTGACCCTGAGACGGGATAGAGTTATCAATCAAAGAAATAGGTTCACGGGCCATTATTTGCTCACCCCCTTAAATTTTTCGAAAGTCCTGAGGCCCCCCAATCCGAGCATCCCCATTAAAACAGGCATCATCTGGCTCATGTCCAAAGAAGGAAGATCCATGAGATAACCTGTCTGTGCTAGAGTAAACTGCAAAATAGGGGCGCCAACATAGGTCCAAGCCAAAGCAACGCCACATGTCCACCCGATAAATGGGCGCCAGCCCGCGACAAAGAGGCTCCTGTGAGCCGCCTCCTGTTTGTTTATATCTAATTGAGCTAAATCAATCTTGGCAAGGTGTGTCGCCAGTTGTTGCTCTATTTGCCTTTCGGCTTTCGCCCTAGCTTCCTTGTCCTCAGGCAAAAACCTCCCTATCACATCTGTAATCGCAGGCAGAAGTGACGGAAGTAAAGCGGCAATCACATTACAATCCTCTGTAGATAAGTCACGTTAACATAAAACTTTGTAAGTACAAATTTTATTACTTCCTCAACTCGCTGACGATTTCCCGTAAGTGCGCAATTTCGATTTTGTGACGCTCCAGTTCCCTTGACGCAGAATCTCTCTCCTTAGGATTGAACATTTCTCGAAAAATTGATATCGCTTTGTTCGCAGCGTTAACCTGAACATCAACCGTATCCAGTCGAGTGTCGAGTGTGCGTAGACGTTGCTCAACATCCTCCAATTTCTCAATGACCGCTGACAGCTTCGTTTTGACAATCACAGCCGCTGACACCACAGATGCCAACATGCCCCCCAGCGTTAACATCAACCTGGCGTCCAATTCCATTAGTTGCTGCCCGCCTTGTCCCCACGCGCCGGCTCAAAAACTTCCCATTGAGTGGTCTCCTGACCAATCAACATTATGCAGGCTCGCATGTCGATAGCACGCACTATAATCAGCGACCACCCCTCATGCGCGCCGGTCCAAAGTTCCACCATGCGATTGCCTACATCGACGCCACGTCCAATTTTATCCTCCCGGTGCGGCGGGGACCCCAGACGAGAGGTTAACTCGGTGTAGTCGCCGCATATCACCTGCGCACTCGCAGGAAGGCAAAGCGCCACAAGGACAAAAACTCCTGGCAAAATCAACTTCACGATGCTTCTCTCAAATAAGACCTTTCTCTTTTAAAACAACAGCCGCTAAACCAATAATAATGCCCGCGCCTACAATACCAAGGCCAAGAGCCGCATACGTGGAAGGTTCCTGCATACGACCCACAATCCATTTTTTCATAGAAATCTCCTAATAATATTGTCGAATTTGTGGGCGATAAGTAGGTTCGTCCTCTTGCTCGTCGCTGTCAAGACGAAGAAATCCCCCTTTACGGTATCTAATAAGAGCCATGGACATGCTGTCGCAGTAATCATCATAATCCCCGTTCGGAAAAGCCGCGCATTCCTCTATAACCTCCTCCGAAAACTTCTTATCAGGTGCCCAAACCTTGCCCGATTCAAATATAGGAGCAACCATGTGCATCCGTGTGTGCTTGTCACGACCCCTCGAAGGCGTGTAATTCACAACAGGAATCCCCATCGTCCGTAACTCGTCCGTGAGCGGCGTGCCACTGGCCTTGGCCTCAATTAAAACCATGTCCGGCTCCCAGTACTTGTACTCCTCCATGGCGTGAGACTTAAGCTCCGGGAAATCCCACCGACCACGCTTCGCGTCCATCAAAATCAGGTTCTCCGACCCACCCTCGTTAGGCTGAAATACTCCCCATGTGGTAATAGCCGAATAATCCGCCGTCTCCTTCTTCGAAAACGCCGTGTCATAACTCTGCATAATGTAACTAACAGGAGGTATGGACTCCTTCTCCCACTTGTTCCACCACTCCTTCTTTATAATGGCACCCTCTTCCGCCGTGGGATTCTGCTGCCACTGTGAATTCCACTTGCTTAAAGATAACGAAGCCTTGACCCTTAATAACTCGTCCTTCTTCCAAAACTCAGGCCAAAGTACGTTGTCACTCGGAAGTATCGCCGGAAACTCTATAAGTTCCCACTGATCCGCCATAATATCCGAAGCCTGGGCCTTGATAAGTTTCCCCGTCAAATCCTTGAGAGACCACCGAGTCATAACTATAACAATGGAACCACCCGGCTGAAGCCTCTGGCGAGGACCCGACGTATACCACTCATACGCACCCTCCAAAGCACTCTCAGATAATGCATCCTGCTCCGAATGAGGATCGTCAATGATTAGCAAATCAGCCCCGCGTCCCGTGATCGCACCGCCAACCCCCGCAGCAAAATATTCCCCTCCTTGGCCCGTGTCCCAACGACCCGCCGCCTTCGAATCAGCCCTCAAATCAACGTCAGGAAATACCTCCTTGTAAATATCCGTCTCCATAAGATTCCTAACCTTACGGCCAAACCTTACCGCTAACTCCGCCGTATGAGTGGTCTGAATAATCTTCAATTCCGGGTTCTTGCCAATTAACCACGCCGGAAGTAAATAAGACGCAAATTCCGACTTCGTATGACGAGGGGGCATGTTGACAATGATCCGTGAACCAGGCCTCACCGCTAACTTCTCAAATTTTTCCGCAACCTTCCGGTGATGAGTCCCCTCTATAAAACCATCGTACACATGCTTGACAAACACCATAAATGAATCCTGGGCCGAAGTCCGAATAGACAAGGTCCTCTGTGCCTGCTCCAAGGCCAATATCTCGCGTACTACTTCGTCAGGGGCGTTCAGCAC